ATGGTCAGCTTAAGAAATAAGGCATACATAACGCTTATTGCACTGATTTAGTAATTAGGGTTTATGGTTCGAATGTGAGGTTAATATGATATGTCCAGTATGTGAAAAAGAAAAAGGCGAAGATTTAATGCAAATTCATCCTATTTACGATGATTATATGTGTTACGAGTGCTTGCCTGACGATATTCGCGTGAAATTTGACGAATCTATAACCAAGCAGACTACAGACCAAAACTAGATAATGGTGAGAACACAAATAACTTTAATAACTAAGAGATAAACATGAGCTTAGAAAAAGAAAAACTAGAAAGAGAAAAAGCAGAATTCAGAAAGCAATTTAAAGAATGGGTTGACTCTGAAATAACTAAAGGTGCTTATAAGAGCGCAGCCGATGCATGCAGGCAAATAGCCTATGATGAGTTAAAGGTGTCGCACAAGAACTCAGTACATCACTTACTTTATGGTGAGGTCTATCCAGTACAGCCGCATTTTGTAGAAATACTGAGTGAATTAACCGGCATTAATCCTCATATTATGAATCCAGACGTATGGAAAAAATACCAACATGGTTATTTCAAAAATGGGAATTGGATTTGTTCAAGAAAACGAAAATAAGGAGTAAATAATGGAATTAAATGTAAATATAGATCCAGATCAAATTAACAAGATGGTATCCGATGCGGTCTTAGATAGCGCGTTAGGTGAGCAAGTAAAGAAAACTATAGCCGAGCAAGTGAAGGCTATGAGTGGATCTTATAATAATCCGCTTGAGGCCGTCATTAAGCTACATATTTCCGACATAGTTCAGCAGGTTTTAATTAATGATTATGCTGATGAGCTAAAAACTAAGATAGCAGAATCGGTTGCTGAGAAGATGAAAAATGAGTTCATTAGCGATATTATTGAGGCAGGGCTTAGAAGATACTAAATCTTAAACAAGAGGGTAATTTATGTTTGATGGTATAACGATAGAAAAATCAGATTTACCAAGATTGAGCAATCAATTCAATAGGGTCTTTGCTTATACCTGATGAATAGTCTAACTAAACTCTTCATAATGGTAGCTACCTGTATTTTTGAAGTAGTCCTTCTTGTTGCGTGTTGGATATTAGTTTTTATTTGGCCAAGTATGGGTATTAAGCTGACAAAATGGTCTTTAGCTTTACCTACTAAAAAGTGGTATCCGTTTTGAGTATAAAAATAACAAAATACGACAAGCTCCTAAGAACCTTACTCTTAAAGAAGCAAAAGTATACTTGCCAACGATGTAAAACAAAGTATTCAGAGGTTAGAAGTGAGTGCCAAGGGCTTCATGTAAGTCATTATTACGGACGCGGCAATTGGCTAACTAGATTAGATTTTAATAATGTTGACCTTCATTGTCATGGTTGTCACGCATACTTAGGTGGAAACCCCCACATGTTTAAGGAGTGGAAGTTTGACGCTTTAGGTGAGGCTGAGTATTCTATGTTAGTACTTAAGGCTAATTCTACCTTTAAAGACTTTTTTGGATTTAAGAAAGCGGTTTATTTAGAGCAGTGGCACGAATGGGCTAAAGATGAGACTAAGAAAATAAAGGCTCTAGGCGATGATTATGATATTAACGATATCATGAATCCGCTATGAGGCTACAAAGAACAACTAAAAATATTAAGGGGGTAATTTATGAGTAACGCTAAAAGAGAATTTTTACTAGTAAAACTGCATGAGCTATCTAATGCAGAGCCAATGGATATTGAATCAGATGATTTTGAAATTTGCGGTGAAAATATTAAAGGGGAAGATTTCTGCATTGAAGAAAGTATTGTTAAAACGGCTCTTGATGCGCTTAAATGCATCGAAGAACAACAAGCCAAGATAGATAAGCTAAAGGACGAGCTCGAAAGAACCAAAGAAGCCGAGTTACTAAATAAACGGTTAGAAGGTTTAGCATTAAGCGAGATATATGGGCTAGAGAAGGCTATCAGTAAAATATCAAGCTCTATATATAGCTCAGAGATTGCTACGGAAACGGAACCTTATAGCTGCCTTATCCGTGAAATTGAGAAAGCCCTAGCAGAGCTAGAGGAAAATAATGAAACTACAAAATAGAAAATCATGTACTGGCTGTATGGCCTATATTGGCGGTGAATGTTCGCTTAACTTCCCATTAGCTAGAATATCACCAGACAATGAAGAGCGTATCGGTGGTTATAAGCCTAAGAATAAATGCTATAAGCCAAAAACAAACGAAAATGTTAATAAATTATTTGAGTTGCTTGCGTGAACCCACTAGATACAGGTGAGATATTCCAGTTTGAGGGATTAAATCCTAATCCATCATTCAGTAAAACAAAAGATGGGCCAGTATTTCGGGTGTCATTTGAAGTCACTCAAGAGCAATGGGAGGACTTCGTTAACGGTAATACGGCTGGAATGATTGTTGAGGCTCAAATGCGAGTTACAGAGCAGCACGTAAAACCAGAAGAAAAGCCAAAAGGAGGTAAAATGTCAATCCAAGCCGCTATGATGTGCAAAGAGCCTGATTTTCAAGAATATGCCGCTTATGTGTTTGATACGATTGAGCCAGAAACTAAGCATATTATTGATGAAGCAACCGCTAAAAACCTCGTTTACCGTAAATGCTTAATAACATCACGCTCAGAACTCGACCACTTAGATGAATCCGCTAAGTTGTACGGCGAATTAATGGCAGCTTATAACGTATGGTGTAGTAAAAAAGATAATTAATGCAGTAAATTGTATATTTAAGACTTAACGCATATAATAAGGGAATGAAATCCTTTGACGTTAAGGAAACTAAAATATATGAGCGATATTTCAAAAAAGAAAATACTTTGCATATTGCCGAAGGTTTTTATTTTAAGCCTTTTTTGCGTAACATTACCCTTTACAATGGTATCAGCAAACGCGACAGAGACTTACGTGTTGCAGCCAGACGCGAGCAAACCCTTATCCGGTGTGATAGGAAATAGGGATTTTTGTGTCACTTTTGATATGGCTTTAAAGTCAGATAGACCTTTTGCAGAATCAAATCCATTAACGATTAATCAAGCTCGAATAAAATATAGCTGGACTCCCTTAACCGTTGAAAATTCAGCGCTATGTGAATTACTTAAAAATAAAGATATTGCAGATAATGGCGTAAATCCAACTCCAAACCCAACCCCAACCCCAGAAACATGGAGAGCTTATTCTTCTCGTGGCTATGCAACCATACCCGCATTTGAGGCTATTAATACCGATGGCGTTTACACTAAGGGAAAAGAAGTTGATAGAGCAACTGTAGGGACTTTATGTGGGAATATTATCGTTAAAACGTACGCTAATCCAAATATACAATATAGATTAACTCATATAAACAGTATCAATAGAATAATATACTGTAGGAAAAATTAATGGCAATTATCACCCAAAAGAATTTAGCAAAACACTCGAAAGCAATGTCTCGAAATAGAACAGCTAATTATGAAAAAATAGACTTTTACCTAGCGTTACAAGCCGTTGTTGATTTACTGGGTCAAGCTTCAACTCGTAGCGCTATTGATGCCGCTATCGAAGGAGTAGCTCCTTTGGTATTTAATGCGCCACAGAAAAAAAGAATTTTTGCTAGAGCGGCTAAAGAAATGTTCAGACAGGAGTCAGTGTAGATGGCAACTTTTCAACTTGAAATAGGTCCAGAAGGATTTAAGCCTAACATATCAGGGGTATATCTTCAGCCTTATTCGTTTATTGATACAGCAACTATTTTAGACCCCATAGTATTATGTTTTGATAATACAGGCACAAAGATCGGCGCCGCAAAATCATTTACCGTCCCTCAAAACTATATAGGAACACCAAATTTAACAGTACTCTGGAATGCTAACGCAACGGTAGGCACAGGAAAAATAGACTTATCTTATCTTAATCGTACCGATGCTGAAGATATGGGTGCGGCTGCACAATCAACGACAGATACAACCACTACAACGACAGACGGCACAGCCTTTGGGTTGAATAGAACGACTTTAGCTCTAACCGCTGGTGATTTTGTAGCAGGTGATATATCAATGATGGAAGTCTTCAGGGACTCAGCTACTGATACGTTAGCGGTAACTTTAATGGTACACAAGATAATATTTGAGTATTCGGACGCTTAATGTCTTTTTTACATAACGCAATTACAGAGCAAATTGATTTTGGTAATCTTTCGCTAGCCACCAATCAATTTACTGTATTGCATTGGCTAGAGCCTGATAATGTTGACGCGACTTACAGACAAATAAGCGGAGAGGTCAGGGCTGCTGGTAAAATCAGAATGATGACTTCTAATAACACGGCCGCAGGTCAAATGTTGTTTCAAGTTCCACAAGATGTAACAGGAACTATAAATTGTACAGCCGCAACAAATACGATGACAGCAAACGTTTGGCAGTTCATAGTGTTTCGGTTTGATAACTCAGACGGCACACAGAAATGTAGAATCTATCGAGGCACACTTACCTCAATAGCCGCAGAAGTAAGTTATGCAAGCTCAAGTGATACAGGTACACCCGCAGCGAGTAATTCAAGTTCTTTTTTAGTAGGTAAAGACGATACAACATCTTTTCCCTATACAGGGAAATCAGCCAGTACTGTTGTCTACAACAATAAAGCCCTGACATTAAACGAAATTATACAACATCAATTTAGTATGATGCCTAAGACAACCGGCTCAGTTTTATGGGCAGAACATGGTTGGTCAGGCACAACAACTCAAGTAGATTATTCAGGGCAAGGAAATAATGGGACTATTACAGGCCTGACAGTTTCTGATCACGTCCCTTTAAGCAATCCATTTGGTTCAGTAAATAGTACTCCTTATGTTGTAGCGGTTAGTGGCGCAACAGGAAAATCAAATCCATTATACGGCTGCTTCGGCGGCTCTTTACAAGGCGCAATAGGGTAAATTATGCAGTATTTAGGTGATTTTTCAGAAGATGCAACGGTTTATATCCCGTTTAATACTTTCTCAAGCAATGACCCGCAAGCATCTGTCACAGCAACTACACTAGCTAATACAGATATATACGTTCACAAAGATGGAAGTATTACTGATATAGTGACAGATGGGGCAACCGTAGTAATAGATTTTGATGGTATAGCAGGCAACCACTTGCTCACTATTGATACCAGTGCGAGTGCGGATTACTCCATAGGCTCTGATTACCTAGTAAGAATCGAGGGAATGACCGTAGATGCTGGCTTAGTAAATGCTATTGTAGGAAGCTTCTCAATTGAAAACAGATATAACGATGTAAATGTAGTTACTGTTAGCGGAACAGCACAAACAGCAAACGATAATGGGGCAGATATAAACACTCTATTAACAAGAATCGTTGGTACTCTCGCAACAGGAACGCATAACCCCGCAACAGCCGCACAAATTGCCGTACTAAGCGATTGGATAAACGGCGGCCGATTAGATTTATTACTAGACGCTATTCCTACAACCGCTATGAGAGGAACAGATAACGCAGGACTAGCCTCTGAATTAGCTAAAGTTCCTAAATCAGATAGTACAGTCTCATGGAATGCAACGGCTTTAGCTTCAATTAACGCTGAAGCTGATACAGCATTGACCGATTATGGTGCAAATACAACAACGCCTTTAAATGCTGCAGGTGTTAGAGCGGCATTAGGATTAGCAACTGCAAATATGGACACACAATTTGCAGCAAGTACTACCGCAACAGGTTTTGCGACTGAAGTTAAGCAGGATGCTCAAGATTTAATCATTACAGAGACAAGATTAGCAGAGTTAGACGCGGCTAATTTACCGGCAAATGTTGATGACTTGAAACTAGGTATCATATTCGGTACAGCCGCCACAGGCACTTTATCTACTACGGTAGCGACAAGTGACTTAACAGGATATGCAGACGATCAACTAATAGGCCGAGTCATAATCTGGACATCTGGCGCTTGTGATGGAGAAGGAGCAGACATAACTGACTATGCAAGCCTTAATGGTACATTAACCTTTACCGCCTTAACAACTGCACCAGCCAATACAGATACATTTAAAATCGTATAATGGCTTTCTCAGGCTCACAAGTAACACGAATAGGTCTATACGGAGGCACTAGGTCGCCTTATGGTGCTTTTACAGGCAAAGCCCTTGCCCCGCCTGTCTTTTCAGGTACTATCCCTGATGTATCGTATAGTTTCGATTCTGGAAACCAGATCACGGATTACAGTACTTATTTCACAGGCGCAACAAGTTACAGTATTAGCCCTGTCGTTGAGACTGGATGGGGTTTTGATACCATTACGGGTATTTTAACGGTAGACACGGACGACTCTAATACCTTTGGCCCATACACGATTACTGGCACTAATTTAAGCGGTAGTGATAGCTCTAACGCCTTTTCAATAACCGTAAACGCAGCAATAGCGGAGATAGTTGGCGGCGGCGGGTGGGCTTATGCTTATGAAGATGAAATCCTAAAAAGAAAAGCTAAAAGGAAGGAATTAGACGAATTAGAAGAAAAAGCCAAAAAGATTCAAGACAAATTAGACCGCGAACTTGCGCTAGAGCTAAAGAAAGAGCTTGAAGACCAAGAAAGAGTAAATGAGCTTAATCGACTCGCTAAGTTAGCTCAAAAACATGAAACTGATGTTATTCAATTAGGCGACAGAGTTGAAATTGCATACAACCGAGCTATTTTAAGTTATAATTACTCTGCTATGGAGGCGTTAGAAAGAACAATTCGACAGGCAAAAGAAGAGGAAGAATGGTTGATTCAGATTACAATGGAACTTATAAATGAGTGAAGTGTATATTAATATTCCGCAACTAAAACAGAAGGAAGGTTCTAGCTTCACGGCAACGGCTTTCTTTAGATTAGATGATGCAGCGAACGCCCCAACAACGGCAAGTTATAGAATTGACTGCTTATCAACAGGTAAAGTCCTACAAGACTGGACAAGCTTAACGCCAGCGGTCAGTAATACAATCGCAATAACCGCAACACACAATGCAATACAGAATCAGTCGAATAAGTTTGAAAAAAAACAAATATCGGTGGCCGCTAATCCTGACACAGCAACACAAGTCAGAGAGTCGGTCGAGTATAAAATCGAAAATATACGCAACTTTTAATGTAAGTTAGTGCTTACTAACAATGAAACATTGCATAATGCAATCAAATAGATAGATTGAGTCAATATGGCAGCAGGCGCACCAATAGGAAACAAGAATGGAGCTAACGCTAAATTATGGCGCGCCGCTATTACTCGCGCCTTAGATAAACGTACAAAGCTTGAAGGTAAAGAGGCTATGGATGAATTAGCCGAAAAACTATTAACTTTATGTGATGAAGGCAATCTAGGAGCTTTGCAGGAATTAGGCTCAAGGATAGAAGGCAAACCAGCGCAAAGCATGGATGTTAATTTAACGGCAATGTCACACGAGGATGCCTTATCAGCATTAGAAAATGGCTCAGACGACTGAGATAACAGAAAAAGAAATTGCTCTACGACTAAGATTAAAGGATGAATTTGAGTTCTACGCTAGCCGATGTTTAAAGATTCGACCAAAAGATGGACAAGTCAAGCCGCTTATCCTTAACAAAGCGCAATTACACATTCATAGAAAGCTAGAAGCACAGCTACACTCCACTGGAAAGGTTAGAGCTAATATCCTTAAGGGTAGACAGCAAGGCTGTTCAACCTACGTTGAAGGACGCTTCTATTGGAAAACAACCCATCGTTACGGTGTCCGCGCTTTCATCCTTACTCATGAAGATGAGGCCACTAAAAACCTGTTTGAAATGGCTCAGCGATTCCATGACCAAAACAACCCTCTAGTAAAACCATCAACCGGCGGCAATAATGCAAAGGAATTGTATTTTAATGCCCTAGATTCTGGTTACAAGGTGGGAACAGCAAGAACAAAGGGAACAGGACGAAGCTCTACCATTCAATACTTTCATGGCTCAGAGGTTGCTTTCTGGCCTCATGCAGAAGACCACGCTAAGGGCGTAATGCAAGCCATACCCGATGCAGATGGAACAGAAGTTATTAGAGAGTCTACCGCAAATGGTGTCGGAAATTATTTCCATCAACAATGGAAAGCCGCTGAACGCGGAGAAGGCGAGTACATTAATATATTTATCCCTTGGTTCTGGCAAGAAGAATACAAGAAACCTATCCCTATTGACTTCGTTATCACTGATGAAGAAACAAAGCTAGCTGAGCAATACGAACTTAGTTACGAGCAGTTAACGTGGCGAAGGGTTAAAATAACAGAATTATCGGTTAATGGTGCAGATGGAGAGGCCGCATTTAAACAAGAGTACCCTTGCAATTCTGCTGAGGCTTTCCAGTTGACGGGGAAAGTTGGATTAATCAAGCCTGATGTAGTAAATAAAGCGCGAATGTGTACCGTTAATGGAAATGGGATGCTTATTGTTGGCGTTGATCCATCAAGAGGAGGAGACAGATTCTCTATTATTAAGCGACAAGGGCGTAAGGCTTACGAGTTACAAAGCTGGAATGGTGATGCAGTCGATAAACTCGGTAAACAAGTGTCTAAGTGTAAAAAGGTGCTTGATGAGGCTTGCCCAGTTGCCAAAAAGATTCCAGATATGATGTTTATTGATGCTGGTGGCGGTGCCGACTTGGTTGATAGGCTTCACGAGTTAGGTTATGAGAAAAGAGTCAAGGCGATTGCTTTCGGCTCATCCCCACTTGATGCCGATAGATATGTTAATAAACGTGGTGAAATGTGGGGAGGTTTAAATCTTTGGTTAACCGATGAAAACTTAGACGTAGACATTCCAGATGAAGACACGCTCCACGCTGATTTATGCGCTTCGTTATTCCGCAGAGATAGCCACGATAGAATAATTTTACTTCCAAAAGAGAAGATAAAAGAAGAGTTAGGTTACTCACCTGATGAGGGAGACGCATTAGCTTTAACATTTGCAGAGCCAGTGAATCCACCAATGGATCAAGACCCCTACTCTGGATTTAGATAGTAAGTACTTGCTTACATTCTACAATGCGCTACAATAACACTATCCTTCATAGTGAGCGCTTACATGCAAGAAGAAGAAACAAAACCCGCAAAGAAAGACCAGAATAAAGCTGATGTGAAGCTCATTAAGCTAGTCCGTGACCGTTATAAAGTCATGATTGAGGCTGACCGCGAAAACCGCGAGGAAGCTATGGAAGATATCAAGTTTGTTAGCGTTCCTGGCTATCAATGGGACGACAACATGAAACAAGAGCGAGGCGACCGACCTTGCTACGAATTTAATAAGCTACGAATAAACGGCAAGAAAGTCATTAACGAGATACGCGCTAACCGTCCATCTGGAAAGGTTCGAGGCGTGGAAGGTGGTGACGTTAAGACAGCAGAAGTCATGGAGGGCATTATTCGCAATATCTGCAATTCCTCTGATATGGATACTATTGTTGATTATGCCGCTCAATACCAAGTTGACGGCGGTATGGGCGCATGGAGAATAACAACAGACTATGCCGATCCAATGGCATTTAACCAAGATATTAAAATCGATGTTATCCATAATCCATTTTGTTTATATGCTGACCCATCAAGTAAAGACATTCTAAAGCGTGATGCGCAAGACTGGATTTATACCGAGCGCATCTCTAAGAAGTCCTTTGAAGATAAATATCCTAAAGCTGAAAAAGTCTCTTTTGAAAGCACCCAATTTGATGATGACGACGATTGGGGCGATGATGAGACCGTTCGTATTGCTGAGTATTGGTATAAAGAGCAGGAAGAGCGTGAAATATGGCAGCTTAAGGATGGTAAAGTTATTGATTCAGACGCAAAAGGCAGTAAGGATTTAGATCAAGCACTCATCAAAAAACGTAGAAAGGTTAACTTCGATATTATTAAGTCATGTATCGTTTCGGGAGACGCTGTATTAGAAAGGTCTGATTGGGCTGGTAGGTTATTCCCCTTTATTATCATTTATGGTGAATACATTGTTATTGATGGTAAAACCCAATGGTGTGGACTGCATCGCTATTCAAAGGACGCTCAAAGGTCTTACAACGTATCAAGAACATCAATTGACGAATCTATTGCAATGGCCCCACAGGCTAAGTTTTGGGCAACGCCTAAACAATCCGAAGGGCACACAGACTCATGGGCAGAAGCACACCGCAAGAACTTCCCATTCAGATTATACAATCCCGATCCAATAGCGCCCGGCGCACCACAAAGAAACCCCGGAGCAGATGTCCCCGCTGCTTTAATGCAACAAACTCAGCTTGCGTCGGGTGATATAGATGCCACACAAGGTATCTTTGGAGACGACCGAGGACAGAAAACACAAGCTCAATCAGGGGTCGCGGTAAGACAGAGAGAACAACAAGGCCGTATTGCGACGTTTAACTTCCCTGACAATATCGGTAAGGGTATCTTAAGAACGTGGGAAATATTAGTAGACTTAATCCCTAAGATTTACGATACAGAACGAGAAATGCGTATTTTAGGCACGGACGGCTCAGAAGATTACGTAAAGATTAACTCAATGGTTCAGGACAAAGAAACGGGCGAAATGACCGCTTTGAATGACTTAAACCGTGGACGATATGATGTAAATATTACCGTTGGACCTTCCTTCTCATCTAAACGTCAGGAAGCCGCTGAAATGTATACTCAGATGGGCAGCTCTAATCCTCAAATATGGGGAATTGCAGGCGATTTAATTATGAAGTCGATGGACTTACCGTATGCGGACGAAATAGCCGAGCGATGGAAGTCTATTTTACCGCCCGAAGTCCAGCAGAAAATGAGCGAAGGAAAGGACATCCCGCCAGAAGCGCAAGCGGCTATGGCGCAAGCTCAGCAAGCAATGCAGCAGGTTGAGATGATGATGCAGCAAGCTCAAGAGGCTATGCAACAAGCACAATCGGATAAATCAGAGGCTGAAGTGGATAAAGCGCAAGTCGATACTGCGATTGCCAATTTAAAAACAGAGCAAGCACGCTTTGAGACTAAAGTTGCTCAAGAAATGGCGAAAATTGCACAAAAAGAATCCGCCTTTACTCAAAAAACCTCACAAGACACTTTAAATCAGTTTAACGAGCAAAAAGAAGAGTTCTTTGAGGCCGATAAACAGTTATTTACTGAACAAATGGCGCAGTCAGTCCAGTCTATTAATGAGATGGCGCAGGCGTTCGCAGAGCAAGCCGCCGAAGTCTTACAAGAAATTAAACCAGAGGCTAAAAGGAAATTACTACGAGTTGTTGCTAAACGTAAAAACGGACAACTTGAAGCAGTACCAGAGTATGAAGATCTACCTGTGGATTCACAGGGCTAAAATTCGCTTAGAGGCGCAAAATGACAGACGAAAACGATGCAGTAATTGAAGAGGTAATCGAGGAACCGATTGAACCAGTAGAAGCAGTAGCCGAGCCGGTTGAAGAAGAAACTCCAGAGCCTACAGAATCATCACCTGTAAACAAGACACAAGAACGGATGGACGAATTAACGAGGTTTCGACGTGAAGCTGAAAGAGATAGAGATTATTGGCGTGATTTAGCGAATAAGGAGAAATCCGATGACGTTAAAGTTGAAAAACCTCAACCTCTTGAAGTTAAGACATTGGAAGACTTTGATTATGACGAAACTAAGTATCAGTCCTATATTTTTGATACAGCACGTACGCAAGCAGTAGAAGCCGCGAAACATGCTCTTCAAGAAGATAAGACAAATAATGATACTCAGGCGCGTCAAAAAGCATTTCAAACTAAAGAGACAGAGTATAGCAAGAGCGTTAAAGACTACATGGATGTCACTCGTGACACTTCGTTGAGTCTGACTAAGGAGATGGTAGATATTGCCTCCTCCGCTGATGATGGCCCTGCATTACTTTATTATTTAGCGAAGAATCCTGATATTTCCGCCTCTATTGCACGCATGTCCTCTTTGGATGCAGCAAGGGAAATGGGAAGAATCGAAGCCACAAAGTTGACCAAAGAAACGAACGTTACGTCCAAAGCACCGCCCCCTGCGAAAACAATCAAAGGTGGCGACCCAGTAATAGCGAAGACACCGGAGCAGATGTCTCAGAAAGAATTTAACGAGTATCGCCGGAAAGTGATAGCTAAACGAGGAAATTAAAATGGCAAATTCATTATCGATCACAGATCGAGTACTGAAAGAGGCTCAACGTATTGCACATGAGAAGCTTTCATTCATTGGGACGACTGATTTACAGTATGACGAGTCCTTTAAATACGATTCTATGCGCGGACCTAACGGCCAAAGCTTACGTGTTCGTGAACCCAACCAATATACGCGCCGTAAAGGTAGCCGTGTCATGGATGTTCAAGACCAAGAAGAATCAACACAAACTATCACTGTAGCAACTCAAGACGGTGTTGATATGCGCTTTAACTCGGCAGAGTTAATTCAATCAGTTAGTTCTGATGGTGCGTTTGATGCTTTAAGTAAAAAGTACATTGAACCTGCTGTTGCAGTATTGTGTTCGGGTATCGAGTCAGATTTCATCACTTACGCGACTAAGAAAACGTATAACGTTGCGGGTACTTCTGGCACGCCAGTTACGACTTTAGTCGCTCCCGGCGCAGCTCGTGCAAAGCTTAACCAAGGTTTAGCTCCTAAAGATGGAAACCGTTGCATTCAAATGGATTCTGTTACGATGGGCGGCCTTGTGAATGGCGTTGCGGCCTATTTTAATCCTAGCAAGGATATTAGTTCGCAGTTCCGTGAAGGTCTTGTAGCTCGTACGTCTATGGCTGATTACTATGAGAATGACCGCATGTACTCTCATGCTAATAGCTCAGATGTAACAGGCTTAGCGATTAACCAAGCTAGCTTTGTAAATGGCTTATCGACTTTAACTATTGATGGTGCATCTGTTGCGCCTACAGTTGGCTCAGTGTTTACTATCGACTCCGTGTTTGCGGTTCATCCGGAAACTAAGGTCGCTTACAGCCATTTACAACAGTTCGTTGTTACGGATACGGTCACTCCAACAACTACAAGCATTAGCATCTCCCCAGCTATCTACTGGACAGGCGCTAAGCAGAATGTAAGCGCGTCCCCTGCTGATAACGATGCTTTTGTATTTGTTGGCGCAGCGACGACTTCGATTGTTCAGAACTTGATGTATCATAAAGAAGCATTCCAGTTTGTTACTGCTGATTTGCCTATTATGGATGATGCTCACAAATCTGCTCGCTCGGTTAATGAAGGCATGAGTATGCGTATTTGGCAGGGTTCTGATATTCGTAACGATGAGCTATTGATGCGTATTGACATACTTTACGGTATGGCTGCACTTCGTCCTGCATGGGCTTCACGGGTAACTAACTAGGAGAATTAAAATGACTGAACAAGTAACCTATAACAGTCCTGATGGGGCGCAAATGGGAAAATCAGCTACAGAAAAGGTCGGGTTTTACGGCGCGACTCCAGTAGTTCAACCAGCACCAGCGGTGGCAGTGGGCACAGATTTAGCTAGTGTTATACTGGAACTTGCAGACCTGAGAGCGCAGTTAGTTGCTCTCGGTTTAATTGCATCGTAATAGGATTAGACCCTCGAAAGGGGGTCTTTTTTAAGGAGATAAAATGCCAATATTAATGGAACACAAAAAACACGGTCTGCATCATGTTTATTCAGAAGCTGACGCAGTAACACATGAAAAAATAGGCTGGAAGCGAGTTATTAAAGACGTTATTCCAGAAGTAAAAGAAGAAATAAAGAAAGAAGTTAAAGCACCTATAAAGGCCAAGAAAAAGGGCAAGTAGATGACAACTAATACTGTTCTAATTACTAATGCATTAGGTGAGGCTCAAATTGTTGCTGATGGTCAGACGGCCTCCGCAAGTGAGTTAGCCGATGGATTAATTGAGCTTAATAACATGATGGCGATGTGGGCGGCGTTTGATAAGGATATAGGCTATTTCCCACAAGATACTGGCTCAGATAAATGCCCTATCCCTATCTGGTCAGAACAAGCTGTACAGGCTAATCTAGTTGTTAATTTATGCGCCATATTTAAAGTCCCTGTCTCGCAAGAAACAGCAAAAAGAGCCATTGAAGGTGCTAACTTTATTGCGGTGAAATGCATTAATAATAAATTAGAAGGCGCCAACATGGATACTATGCCGTTAGGCTCAAATTCAGTGCGTCGAAATATATTAACGGATAGTTATTAATGGGTATCAAACGACAATCCGCCGGTAAATGGCAGGTATTCTCTGAGACTGGCGTTGGTGCAGGATATAAACTCAATACTTACACACCCGGAACCACGGACAACAAGCTAACTTATACCAATAAAGATGGCTCAGCGAATAACGCGAATCCTGTTATTTTCGACTCTAGAGGTGAAGCGGATATATGGTTTGATGGAACCTACGACTTAAGGTTAGTAGACGCTAACGATACGTTAATCTGGACGCTCTCAGACTTTGGTGCTGGTGAAGGTCAAGTTAACTACGGCAATTATAATCTCGTTAACGATGGTGGATTTGAGGATGATACTAATGGCGATAACTTACCCGACCAGTGGGATGTGACCGCTTATCCAACCGCCGGAGCAGGTGCTGGCGTAGTAGTAATAGACACAACTGACCAGATTGAAGGGGCGCAAAGCCTTAAATTCACTTCTGTTGGTGATGGTGGCGGCTATGCGGTCTCCAATTTTTTTGAAGCAAGAGAAGGTGGTCAAGTCGCGGCTATTTGGATGATGAAATCGACTGATGCAGCAGTCCGTAATGTCGTAGAAGTTATTTGGTACACCGCTGCACAAGTTCAAATTTCTACCTCAAGTCTTTATGACGACTCAGCAACGAATCCGACAGGATGGACGCAGAAAAGCGGTGTAGCAACCGCTGTGACAAATGCACGCTATGCAAAATTAAGAATCTACGGCTGCCACTCATCCGATGCGACAACCGGAGACACTTGGTTTGATGATGTTCGGGCGGTTTCTGACACGGTTTTTGGTGATTTAACCATTGTTAACGATATGACAGTGGGGAATGATTTAACGGTGTCAGGTGATTTAAACGCCGCCGGTACGCTTAGCATTTTAGGCGTTCAAGTTACAGCAACATCAGCAGAAATAAATATTCTCGATGGAGCGACTTTAGACGTAACAGAATTAAATTATGTTGATGGCGTAACCTCCTCCATTCAAACGCAAATAGACTCAAAAGCAGGTAACGGAGCAAATAGTGATATTACCTCTATTACTGGCCTAACAACAGATTTAGCAGTAATTCATGGCGGAACAGGGTCAAGTACAGCATCAGGCGCTAGGTCTAACTTAGGGTTAGGCACTTTAGCCACTCTATCCTCTGTTGCACAGGCGCAGATAGATGCAGACTCAGTAGGTCAGTCTGAGATTAAAGAAACCAACCAAGATGTGAGTGTTGCAGTCTCAGGTGGAGTAATTGACACCCTATTAACCTCTCCGCAGCATAATTTTTTTAGTTACTATTTAAGGGCAAGCTCAGCAAACGGGACTGCTTCAGATGCAGGATTAATAGTAATAAGCGCTGGAGCTGTTAATGCTACATTTGTCCCAAGAGCCTATATAAGAATAGGTGAAGACACGGGCATAGCTAAAACTATGTACGGTAGAACTTACTATATAAATTCATCACCACCTTATTACTCTAATGACGGTCAAATATTGTTATTTACTTTTGGCATTGTTGATAATACAACCGGCAAGCTACTTGCTTTAGCCTCATCTATTGACCCACCTTGGATGTATAACGGTTCTACAAATACCGTAGCCGATGCAAAAGGTGAGAATGGTGAGTATTACATTAAAAAACGCTTACTTGAGGTAGAGATACCTAACTGGCGAGAAATGCAGGTAAATGGCTCTTTATCTAATCGTAAAATGATAAGCCGTCGATTAAAAACGGATGAATTTACTTATATTGAAGTCGATCAAACAATAAAAAATGCAGACATGAATGAAATCCCTCATCCATTTGAAAATAACGACTTAACAGGAAAAACGGTTGTTTATTTAGATCCCGTTTCTAAAGTAACAGAAGATTTATATAACCATCACATTTTAGCTAAAACCAATGCCTCTGCTCCCTCTGCATTAGAGCTTATTCATGATGGGTATATCACCATTGGTACTGACGATTTAAATCGTGATAAGCCATCGGGCTTAAAATGTGTTTCTTTGAAATGGAAGAATAATGCGTAAAGCCATACCTCTACTAGGAGAACAATCTACCTCAAGAGTGGCGAAGGTTAACGATCAACAAACTATTAATCTTTACCCGCAAGCTGAGAGTCCATCCGCTAAAAGTACCATTACTTTATTATCCACACCGGGTTTAAGTAAAATCACCACTATAGGCACTGGTCCAGCAAGAGCGAATCCCGTCCGATGGAAGGGTGATTTATACGGAGTATCGGGCAGCTCAGTGTGGAAAATGAACACCGCTGACACTGTCACCATTGTCGGCACACTTAACACCTCTTCAGGGTGGTGCATGCTGGCTGGAGGGCGTACTAATTTAGGTCTAGTTGATAGTACAAACGGATATTACACAGACGGCACAACAACCACACAGATTGCCGATGCTGACTTTCCCAATGGCGCGACACATATAAATTATCTCGATGGGCGTTTTATTTGCGCCGATATTAATACTGACCAATTTTACATTTCAGCCGATGAAGATATTACATCGTGGGCGGCGTTAGACTTTGCTAGCGCAGAATCTAATCCTGATGATATTCTAGCTCATATCACTAATGAGAAAGACTTGTACTTAGCAGGCAGCGAAACGATGCAGGTTTTTTATAATTCAGGCAACGCTGACTTTCCTTTCAGCCCTTATCCGAATGTTATAGAGTATGGGATACAGTCGAAGCACTCACTAACTAAGGATGAATCTGGCCTTTATATGCTAGCCATTAAACCCGGTGGCGGTATTGCTGTTGTTAAAATAACCGGATTTCAAGGCTCGCAATTATCCTCACAGGATGAGACTTGGACTATTAACCAACTCACTATTACAAGTGATGCGATTGGCGGTCTTTATGACATGAAAGGCCAGAGTTATTATATTTTGAATTTCCCATCGGAAGACTTAACCTTTGCTTTCAACACTCAGACAGGTCTTACTCACCGATTAAAGTCTTTCGGTTTAGGGCGGCACTTAGGTTTAGGTTATGGCTCACTAGGTAATAGGCAGTTTGTAGGAGATTATAATAACGCTAAACTGTATGAGCTATCATTCACTAAATACACCGATGATGGGGGTGTTATAGAGCGATACCGTAGGTCTATGATTATTCACACTAATAATCAGCGGGTTCAGTATATTCAAGTCGTTATCGACGTTAAAACAGGTGTAGGTAATGGTGATGAAGCCGCTCCGGTGATGGAATTACGCTGGTCAGATGACGGTGGTGAGTCTTGGTCATCATGGATAAGTAAAAGTCTTGGCGCAACAGGTGTTCCGTCGACTCGCTGTATATGGAACCGACTCGGAACATCAAGGGGGCGTACGTTTGAGTTTAGATGTACCGACCCTGTGGAATTCCAAGTGATTGATGCATTTGCAACCGTCGAGGTATTATCAGATTGAACGAGAAAGGCATAGCGCCGCCAAAAGGGTTAGAAATCGACCCTATAAAAGCCCCTTTCTTTTTAAAGTGGCTGAATAATTTATATGCCGTTTTCCCAAAAACACAGACATTTTCAACAACCATCGACCCTACGTTAGTAAGTGCTAACTCCGAGTCAACGCAAACATTTACGGTGGCAGGATTATCTACAAGTGATATACTTACCGTAAATAAACCTAGTCGGACGACAGGGTTGGATATTGTACAAGCATGGGCTTCAGCGGTGGATACCGTTTCGATTACCTACCAAAATACAACAGGGTCAGGCATTAATGCAGGCTCAGAAACTTATCTAATACTGGCGACTCGATTATGAATGAAATATCCGCTTTAAATGAAATGATTGAAACTGGAGGACATACTCTTACCAGTGAAGACAGCATTCTAAATATTGTCGGAGATATGTTAGGCATGGAGCAAGCAGATTGCCCTGTAACGCATCATTTTGGCGCAGGTGTTTATATGCGTGAAATAAACATTGGCGCAGGTATATTCTCTATTGGCCATTATCAGAAAAAAGAGCATTTAAACTTCATGGCAGAAGGTGAGGTACTGATGTTTCTTGATGACGGCTCGGTTGAGCGAGTCACAGCCCCCCGAATCTTCACTAGTCAACCCGGTCGCAAAGTCGGATTAATCATCGAGGATATGAAGTGGTTTAATATTTACCCTACTAATGAGACTGATATAGATGTATTAGAAAGCACTTATTTAGATAAAGCCGATATATGGGGAGATTCTGATTATATTAATAAAAAACTCGATTATCTGGTAAAACATAAAGATCGTGAAGACTTTGACGTTATGTTAAAAGATTTGGGTGTAACGGCCGAACAGGTACGCATGGAATCGGAAATAGAAGAGGATATAATCCCTTTCCCTTTAGGGAGCTTTAAGGTACAAGTTTCAAGTTCTCAAATAGAGGGTAAAGGATTGTTTGCCACATCAAATATCAAACAAGGTGATTTAGTTGCCCCAGCTAGTCTTAATGGGAAACGAACCCCTGCTGGCCGATTTACCAATCATTCCCCTACCCCTAACGCTGAATTTGTCTTATTGGCTAATAACGACATTGTTTTAGCTGCGCTAATTGATATAGAAGGATGCAAGGGTGGTGAATTAGGTGAGGAAATCACAATAAACTATCGTCAAGCTTATAATTTAAGAGGTGATGCATGTCATCAGCAATAACCGCAGTAGCCGTAGGGAGCTATCTATCAAACCGTTCTGCAAGACAGCAACAAGAAGCCGCAGACGAGGCGCAGGCTCGTGCTTTAGGATTCCAAGATGCCGCTAGTCGTAGGTCTTTAGAGCAACAACAGGCACAATACGACCAAACTCGTGAAGATACGCGAGTTCAGCGTGAAGTAGGCGACGAAGCTTTGAATTACTTGTCAGGCGCACTACAACCCGGTGGAGAGTATTCCCCTCAACCTTTTGAGATGGGTGACTTTACGGCCGACCCCGGCTATCAATTCAGATTCGACCAAGGCGAACAAGCTGGACAAAACGCTTTAAGCGCAGGCGGGATGAAATTATCAGGCCGCGCCGCTAAAGAATTAACCCGATACGGACAAGGTTTCGCCTCAAATGAATATGGTAATGTCTATAATCGTAAGTTTGGCGAATTTAACCAAAACGAAGCAAATAAACAAAACTATCTATCACGACAAATGCAGCTTGCGGGTTACGGTAGCCAAGGCATTAATACCGCCGCTGGTGCTGGTGCGAATCAAGCTAATCAGAATCAGGCTAATTACATAAACACTGGTGCGAATCAGGCCAACATTGCGAATCAATACGGCGCAGATACGGCGAATATTTCTGGGCAGAACTATCAGAATCAAAATACTGCGATTCAGGGTGGAATACAGAATTACTTAGCCTTGCAACAAGCCCAGAGACAGCGTAGTTTATTTAATCAGCAGCAAGCACCAATAAGGCAGCCATCGACAACATCTTCCAATAATTCATATTGGTTGTCACAAACTAACTAAGGTAGATACTAATGGCTATTAAAACATTCCCAATGAACGCCTTAAACGCAGGTGCTGCTATTCAGCAAGGCAATCAAATTGCATCGTCTGAACAAAATATGCAAAATAACGCTCAAGTGATGCAGCAACGCAACGCCCTTGCTCCGAGTCGTTTAGCACAAGCAGAATTAAGAACAGACTCCGATAGAACGGCTTACATGAAACAGCAGGTTAGTACGACGGTAGACCAAGCCACATGGGATGCAGTCGGTCAAGACTTAATGAGTAAAGGTTTTCCAAAGGAGCAATGGTATCCAAAATTTGACCCTGAATTAAAAGCTCAGATTATTGGTAAGCCCACCGGAAAAGAGGCCGGATTTACACTAAAGGCCGGACAAACTCGATTTAGCGCGAAAGGAGAGCAAATAGCTTCCGTACCAGTTGGCGAAGATGGTGGGATGTTTGAAGTTCAATCATCGCAATTTCTACCGGGCGGCGGCGCACGGATTGTTAGTAAAACAGGTCAAATTAAAGTCGTTCAGCCAACAGATGAAGAACTAACCCTAATAAAAAATTCCGAGGAAAGAGGTGTTGACTTACAGCAAAAGCGCGCACAAGGCCGAGAATTAGGTAAAGACGCTGCTCAAATAGCAAGTAAAGCATTTGAAAGAACAGGCAAACTAAGATCTAATGTATTAACACTTAGGAAAGTTATAGACGCTTCTCAAGGTGGCGCTGTAACTGGCCCATTAGTCGCTAAAATGCCTAGTTTCAGAGCGGAATCAGTTAGACTTGAGGCATTAAGAAATCAGTTAGGTCTTGACGTTGTTGGCTCGGTTACTTTCGGTGCATTATCAGAAGGTGAGCTTAATCTAGCCTTAAATACTGCTTTGCCAACAAATCTAAAAGGGCCTGAGTTAGTTAAATGGGCACAAGAAAAAATAGACGCACAAGAAAAACTTGCTGGATATCTAGAAGATCAAGCTGTATTTCTTAGTCAAAGAGGAAACACTGCGGCAGATTGGCTACAAAAAACACGATCAGTTAAAAATAATCAGCAAGGCGGCCAACAGCAAGCACCACAAATACAGGAAGGCGCTACCGCGACCAACCCACAAACAGGGCAAACAATCACTTTCAGAGGTGGCCAGTGGCAATAGGCTTACCAGAAGGATTTGAACTTGATCAACCTCAAGACGGCCAAGCTTTGCCTGCTGGTTTTCAATTAGACCAGCCCCAAACCGTGGCTCAACAACCTGTGCAGCAATTGCAAAATGCACCACAAAATGCAATTCCATCCAACCAAGTAGCGCCCCCTATTGACTTAAAAGGGGCTATTCAGGAGCGACTAAAGCAAAGAAAGGATGGTGGATTAAGTCAGGATGTCGCGGTTGCAAGGTCTGCCGCTGGCGGTATTAATTCGATGATGGCTGGTCTCGCTGGCCTCCCTATGGATACCGTTCAAAATATTATTAACTTAGGAATTTCTGCTTATGGCGCTAGTAAAGTTGCACTTGGGGGAGACCCTTCTGAACAGCCTAGAGCTGATTATGGTATGGATACTGGTGGTTTAGTCGGTGGCTCACAAGATATTAAACGAAGAATCGGCTCCGCTACTGGTATGGAATTCTTCAAACCGTCAGATGAAACGCCTTTACAACAAAATGTACATATGGGCGCAAGTATTATGGGTGGCGGGGCATTAGCTCCAGCGACAGGAATGAAGCAAGTTGCATCAAATGTCGCTAAAATGGCAGTTCCCGCGGTTAGTGCAGTTGCGGCAAAAGAAGCATTCCCAAATCAACCTCTAGCCCCTATGGCTGCTATGTTGGCCAGTGGCGTAGTAAAACCTGCTGTGCAAGCAGCCAGAGCTAGCGCAATGAAACCCAATGCTTCATTTTTAAAGGCGCGTAAATTAGGTTATAAGCTGCCCCCAGTTTCAGCTAAACCCACTAAAACGCAACAAGGACTACAGGGAGCGTCTGGTAATGTACCTATAAAGCAACAGGCTTCTGTTTATAACCAAAAAATAACAAATAATATCATTAAAAAAGATTTAGGTTACTCAAAAGATGTGCCTTTATCGTCTGAAGGACTTAATGCTGTCAGAATTAAAGCCGGTAAAGTATATGAAAAAGTTTCAAATATCGGGCAGGTAAAAGTTGATAAGGCATTCACTAAAGATTTAACTAATATATCAAGTAAAGGCTCGGTATTAGCTAAAGAAATCCCCGGTCTTGCTAAAAAGAACGTTGATAAGCTTGTCGCTAAGTTTGATCGCGGCGAATATTCGTCTGGGGCGCTTGTTGAGGCCATTAAACAATTAAGAGCGGATTCTAAAACAGGATTCAAGTCTCAAGATCCGTCTATGGTATCTATGGCTAAAGCTCAAGGCAAGATAGCTAATGCAATTGAGAGCTTGATGGAGCGGAGCTTATCCAAAACAAATCCGAATCTCTTACCTGAATTTAAAGCAGCAAGACAGCGAATTGCTAAAACCTATACGATAGAAAACGCGCTAAAAGGCGAGAATGTTGATGCTGTTGCTTTAGGTCGTATGCTGGATAAAGGCAAGCCAATGTCAGGCGCTATTAAAAAAGTGGCGGAAGTAGGCCAGAACTTTAAAGGCTCTGTTCAGACTAATGTTCCTCAAGATACAGGGTTTAGACCGGGAGATGCTTTACCCGGAGTGGTTACGGCTATCTCAACCGGAAACCCTTTGTGGTTGATCGGTATGGCGGCTAGGCCAGCAGCTAGGCATATTATGCTGTCAAAACCTTATCAATCTAAACTAGCCAAGGTATACCCTAAGCAAATTAAAGATATACAGAAGCTACCAGCAGAATCACAGGTAATAGCTATTAATTCACTATTAGAGCAAATCAGAACTCAAGATAAGCAACAAAAGCAATCATCAAAATGAATATAAATAATCCCATAAACAAACTATAGCACAAATAAACCATGATCAAACTAACACTCATAAGCTTTTTATCTTTATACACAATAACCGCTAGCACATGGATATTTTATCTCGCATTCATGAACTTAAAGCGCAATAAAGACAAAATTCACCCTATTATCAGGAACCTATTCATCCCTTTATATGTTATCGCTTTATTACTCGATGTTTTATTTAATATAACTGTCGGCTCACTCATGTTTTTGGAGCGCCCGAAAGAATGGCTGTTTACCTCAAGATGTGAGCGACACAAAGCAGAATCAAAAGGCTGGCGACTTCGTAACGCTACATTAACCTGCGCTTATATGCTAAACCCCTTCGAACCTAGCATTGATGGACATTGTTAAATGTTTGAGTTTAGCCAAAATTCACTATACTCAAGGATAATATCTTAATGTCACCAACACCAGTAAGCGATAGGCCATTAGAAATGTGGATGAAAATTGTAGGTTTGGTTGCTCTTTTCACCTTCCCCTTGATTGGTGCTCTTGGAGCGGTTGCTGTTCATGAACTAGCGCAGATAAATACCTCGTTAAGTAAAATTAATGATTTTATTATAACGGCAACCGGCAATGATGCGATGCATTCGGGTAAAATTATGCGTCTAGAAAATGATGTTATCCGCATTGAGAATGATGTTAGCACTATTTCCGATAGAGTTATTATACTAGAAAGGAGACTCCCATGAAAACCGCGAGACCGATTAAGAAGAAAACACCGAAGAAGCCAAAACCTAAGCCAAAACCTAAGCCAAAACCAAAACAGTCACCTTGGCGGTATGCGTGATTCAAAACCACCTACCAAGCTACTGCTACTCAAAGAATAAAATAAAGTCTATTGATGGTGCTATTATTCATTTTATTAGCGCGAAAAACATCACTCCAGACGATCCATTTAACCTCAATACCATTCTTGGTATATTTAAAGAATACAAAGTATCAGCCAACTATCTTATAAGAAGAGAAGGCGGCCTAATAGAGCTTGCACCAGAAGGCCGTAAAACTTACCATGCTGGCAAGTCTATAATGAATGACCGAGAAAACTGTAACAACTTCACTGTAGGAATTGAACTGGAGGGCGGTACAGACTACCCTTATACGAGACCACAACTACTCGTCCTTGGTCAGCTTTTAGCTCAATTAATGACAAAGCACGGATTCTCGGCTGACTGGATTCAAGGGCATGATAAAGTAAGAGCTAATTGGAATGAGGTATACCCACTCAAAAAAGCATCTAAAAAAGTTGATCCGGGGCAGCATTTCCCGTGGGATGATCTATTTAGTATGCTAGATAATATTCAACTAGAGGACTGAAAAATGAGATTAGTATATATAGTTTTACTTATGATGGTATCAATATCAGCTTATGCTGGTGGCATCCATCACCATACAGTGATTCAAGGTGAGCAGGGAATTCAGGGTGAACGTGGATTAACTGGCGCTAATGGCCTTAACGGTAAAGATGGTGTAAACGCCTCAACTTTATACAAAGGTGTTGCCGCAGCCCTTGCCTCTTCACAGCATAATTTTGGATTTTATACACCTAAAACACAATGGAGTATTGCCGGTGGTCAATTTGACAATGAATCCGCTTTATCAATAGGTCTTGGTAAAAGACTAGGTGATGTGCTAATTAACGGCTCAGTCGTGAATGAATCTGGTGAAATTGGCTTTGGTATTGGGTTAAGTGGACGCTTTTAATGTCATTAACTGAAAGAGTGAGATGGTGGGCTAAACTTGGGATTGAAAACCCGAAAGTATCTCTATCTATCTTAACTTTTTTGGTTAGCTTCTTAGGTATTGGATATGATGCTTATGACAGTCGAGAGGTTATTGCGGTAAAAGATTACCAAATGGATGCGTTATCTAAGCATATTTATGATGTAAGCTTAAAAGATAAGCCTAGCAAGGTTTCACGCAAAACCATCGTAATTAGAGAAGGCTGCAAGCAGTGTATGAAGCAAATAGAAGAACTTAAACGAATTTATCACCCGGAGTAAATTATGATTGGATTATTAACCAGCTTTTTACCTAGCCTATTTAAAGTAGGCGGTAAAATGATTGAAGACAAGGATAAAAAGAACGAGTACGCCTTTAAAGTATTAGAGATGTCTAATACAGTAATAATGAAGCTCGTTGAAACTAAAACCGTCCCTTGGGTCGATGCGCTAGTTAAACTAGCTTATGCGGGTGATGCCATAGTTAAGAGCCTGTTTACGCCTGTATTGACCGCTGTGGCGTTTAGCTTTGGCCTTTACTTCCAATTAGCAGGCGTTGAAGTATCAGCAGGCGTTGAGGCGGTATTATTTGGGAGCTTTCCTGCGTGGCGCGTAGCAAGGCAAAAAGAGAAGAACGCCAAGATAGAGCGACAAAAGACCACCCCTATCGAAGATGATGACGATTGGTAGTTAGACCGGCACCAAAGGTATGAAGCTACAGCTAAACATTATTAGCGGAGTTGCCAGTATTAATAATTTAATCATCTATTTATCCTCTAAATATGCTACCCCGAAGGGTAGCTATTAACTTAGCTTAAAATGTACTGACTTTTTTTAGCCTGATAATCACAGCCTGCCACTGAAAATGAATAGCTAGGGTTAGACTTCCATGATACCGATCGAACAGGTTCACTATAACATGCGTCTGTCACGGCTTCATTTTTAGCCATTAAATAGCCCGCAGAAATTGGTGACGCGTTAACAGCTCCGCTAAATATTAATACCAAAGGGCTTGCATTTGCTGCGCCTGCTAGCGCCATAAAGATTATACTTAATATTACTTTTTTCATTTTACTATCTCCTTAATTATGCCTACTATTTAAAAATATCTAGCCTGTAGGCTTGTGGCTAAATTTGCTTTGTTTCTTTAGTCGCTTATGGAAAAGATAGCTTTGGGCGTATAACCGCCTATAATTTCCACCTCTGCCATATTTTGATTTAGAGTTGAGAGCGGCGCGCCTATATTGGCTTTTTGCTTGCTCGACAAAAGCCATAACAGTGCTTGGATCTCGTTTAGTTAAGAATAATATTCTATCTCTATCCTGCTTACCCATCTACTTATCCTCTGCTCTGGTGTTCCAAGCTTTACTTAGTAGTTTTTCGGCCTTTTCTTGGCCTTTTTTCTCTAACAAAAACCCGCGAAACATTGATGCGTTACAGTTTAAGCAATCTATATATGCCGTCCCATTCAGATTCACTGGAGATCTTGTTGCGTTTAACATAGGAGGCTCCCCGCAAAACGGACACGGCTTTAGTTCTTCACTCATAATCAAATATCCTATTTCTCATGTGCTCATTTGCTTGATACATTAAAAATAATAAATCCTTCCAGTTATCCTCAGAGCCGCCGAAGACTAGCTCACCATCTGAATCAAATCCAATAATAAGTATTTGCTCTAAATCCCAGTTTTTAGCTTTTTCCAGTAATAGGTTTGGCTGAATAGCTCCGTAAGGGAATAGCTTAATGTTGTCTTCATTCATCTATAACACCTCGTTATTTGCAAGCCTATGTTTCTTTAGCTCAGATCTAGCACTATAAACGGAATTTTCCCCATCTATTTCATACTTACGCAAATTCATAGATAGCAAGACAATATGTTCGTGCAGTAGATTTTGTAAGGCTTCAATTAATGACTTCTTATCTTCTTCGAGTTGTTTATTTCTCGTTAACATTTCAACCATTAGTAAATCGAATTGTTTTGCATTTTCCGTAAACTCTTGTCTTAAGTTGCTCATTTGCTCTCACTCTTTGGTTGCTCTAGCTGTTCAATTTTAACTAATAAGTCGGAGACTAGCCGTGCTGTTTTACGAGACCATTCAGGTTCGCCGATAAAGCCTAAGTTATGGCCGAGTAGACAGTCTTTAGCCTCTTCAATAATATCCTCAACCCCTTCCATCATTGGCTTGCCTCGCTGCACGTTAATCCGTTTTATTTCTGATTTACTCATTCTCTTTACCCTTACAATTTGTCTATTGGTTATTTATTTAAAACGGTGACTTATCTCTAGATTGTAAATCATTGATAATCTCATCCTTGAATTCGATTGATTCAGTCAATCTCTCACACTCAGCCTTTGACTTGGCTAGCTCAATATCTCGCGCATTTAAGGCTGCTTCACACGACTTCAATCTTTCTTTTAACCCATCCCTAGAAATAGCCATAAGCCCAAGCTCAACCCTTGATTCGGCTAGCTCGGTTTGTAACTCTTTATAATCATCGTAATAAACATAATCGCCTGATTTAGACTCCCTTACTGGGAATTCTTCCTCTGTTATTTCAAATCTTTTAATATCACTCATAATATTACCTATTAATATATAAACTGTTTACCTGTTAGTTAATCCTTTACCTTGTTAGCGATAGCTTGTTTGCCTTTTCTTGTCACTCGATAATATTTATCTGGAACAAAAGATTTCTTTCCCGCGAACTCCATTAAACCCTCATCACAAAGTTCATCCATAGCCATACTCTCACCGCAAAAAATTCCATTCTTTATTGTGTGCTCGATTATTTCTTTTTGCTCGTCATTTAAGTCCATCTTACACTTCCTCTTTTGTTTGTTGTTTAATTCCATGATTTTTATGGAATCCATATTTTATCTCGGCATCTTTTCTGGCTTTAATGGCATTGTGAATATCGCTAAAACAACCAAGGCTTATTGCTTTATAGTTAACTTTTATTTGCGCGTGCCATTTCCTAGCTTTTTTGTTCCAGCACACGCCAATAACTCCAGATTTATTGTTTATACTAATAGACTGGTTTTTATGATTCTCTTGATTAGATACTTCACGCAGATTAACCCACCTATTATCATCTCTAATATGGTTGATATGGCCTGTAGGCCATTCGCCCTCCATATAGAACCAAGCTAAACGATGAGCCATATGCTTTTATCCAGAAAACCGTATAATTATGTACCCAGTAGGCTGCGGAACATTCGTGATCTTTCCGATTCTCCCTCTTGAGGAATCCACAAGGCGAGTAAAAACACCTGTTTCAGGTTCGTAGTGCATCATTTTCTTTAGCTTTTTATGCGCCATAACCTCACATGGGTTTTTTGATATAGTCAATTATTTAACTCCTTACTTAACTCATTGAGATTTATTAAATCAATCGTGTCACCATACCTACCAGAGCAATAAAACGTCTTACCATATATCTCTATCGAGCCCTTGCCGCCGCCTTCCATATCACAATCTTCATAAATCCAAGATGAATACAGCCAAGCACCAAGCAAAGCCCCTACAATTAAAGCTACTACATAACGGATTACTAACGACTCTTCACTTACTTGTATCATCTCTTTACCTCAATTAATAGACTATGTTATATGGTTAAGTATGTCAAGGTTTAATTGCCCACTTACCATTGACTCGATGAATTAAACTAGACTTCCTTAATAAATAACAAATCTCGCTCGAATGATTCGCGTCAGTACCTAAAAGCTCTGTAATTTCGTCAACCGTTCGTGGGCTTCTTAGTATAAAGTCGTAAACCTCACGCCTTCGCCCTGCCGTTTCCTGTTTCAATGGGCATAGGCTTTTAGTTGGGATGCATGTTTCTGGTCCACCAAGTTTTGTGCAGTTCAAGCAAATGCTTCGCTGATAAACTCCATCATTTAGCGAGTCTTTCTTTTTATGTGGGACACCCTTAGCCATTACTTTTATACCTATTTTGATAGTGGTGGTTTTCTATTTTCCTAAATGGTATGCCTGATAGCTTCCATTGGGCTTTTATATTCATGTACTTTGCCGCTACTCTTAGCGCGGCTCTGGCCTCTTCTAGCGCTTTAAGCATTGCCAATTCGCGATCTAAAAGATAGCGCCTATAATCCCCTGTCAGCATTCTTTTAACGGTGGCCTCACTACATCTAAAAAAATAAGCTTGGCGCTTTCTCGATACCATCTTAGATGCCTTAAACACCGCTTGACGATCTGCTTCCATTTGGTCGATTAATTCGGTATTCATATTATTATCAACCCTTTATTATTTCCTTACATCCCCCAACAAGTGTAAAAAACTCTTTAATCCTCGCGTTCATCATCTCAAAGCATTCGGTACAGCCTGCTTTATATATTCGGTGTACATGGAGCCGCGTTGCCGGTGGAAAATCAGCGCAATAGCTAACGTAATCAATCCATTCTCGGCCTGATTGCATTAAATTAAAATATAGTTGCCACTTATAGGAGGGATCAAACCCGCCTCGCTTAATGGTTGCATATTGGACGTGGTCAATTACGGATTTAATCTCTATCAAACCATTATCACAGACCAAGCCATCAGGAGAGCACCCTAGCGCGCCAACACCATAAAACCCGCCGTTTGTAACATCAGTAAAAAATAATTCTTCATATAGGGCGCGAGCTATAGGCTCTTGCTCGTGGCCTCGCTCCATGTGCGCGTTGCTGTATGATTCGTTAAGGCTACGCTTCCCTGTTAACTGCTCTCTAGCTATAGTCACAGCCAGTTTTTTAGCTGGTTCGCCAAACACTTTCCCATAATTAGCCATAATGTTTTTAACCCCTGACCCAGTTAGCTTTCCTATACGCAAATCAAGCCATTCATCGGTATTTTGCTGTATGTCATACCACACTTTTGGCTGCCTCAATAATTAACGCCTCTTGAGCTGGTGAAACGTCCACGCGAGATTTAACCGCATCTAAATTGTTATCTCTTTTGTATGCCTCGATTGCATTACTCCATTGCTGTGTACCTTCTACAATTTGCCGTCTTTGCGGTGGCGCGCCTATGCGCAGCCCTTCGACCGTATCACGGCCAAACTTAACACCCTCTAAGACGAATACCTGAACCTTGAACCCTAAAATCCAATCATCAAGGTATTTAGCGCCCCCCGCCATTTTTCGTATAACTTCTGTATTCCCGACATTTAGCACCATAGGCTTCATTGGCTCACCTCGCCGTATTTCTTTTTCTTCAAAGTAAGCCGTGTTAAAATGCTCTTTTGATTTTTTTGTCCTATCAGGCTCAAGCCTTACTGCTTTTATCGTTAATGTAAGCGGCTCAACGATATCTGAACTGCTTAGATATGGAGATTTAAATGCTTTTCTATAATGTGTTTTTTGTTTACTCATTCCCTTTCTCCAATTTACCCTTTAACGCATAAGCATCTGTTAATGCATTAGGGTTTAAAATATCGTTAAATACTTTAACGATCTCACCATCTTTAATAACATTATGGTGAGGCGCTTTAATGATTACATCTACTTTTGGTTTATCCATTTTATCCTCTGTTAAATTATCTATTACCCTAAAGAATTTATTTACACAGTCATCCATATCATCAAATACGTTCATGATTTACCCCTTAATCTTTCCAATGCTTACTTAATATATTTAAAGTCCATACACCTTGGAATACGAGACCTAAAAACCACCACGGATTCTGTATCAACAAAACCACAGTCATAGGCACAATAAAAAAAGTGTTGAATAAAAAATACCCCTTTGTTTCTTGCAGCTCAAGCAATCCCATTATTTACCCCTTATTAATATCTTGTTCTGTTTGCAAAACTTTTAAACCATTAATTAAGCCGTTTATACGAGTTAATTGCTCGGTATATTCCACGCTTGGATAATCACTATGAAGGCATCTATTAGACGCTTCTATTATTCTAAGGTCGGTAATATAGATAGCTGAATCTAAGCTGCTTGTTACGTGACCTTCTTTAATATCAAATATGCTCATGGCTTTCCCCTTAACTGTTAAATAACATACTAGCTATAATTTATGGTTTAATCAAGGATTATTTCATACTAAATACATACCTATTCATCTATGTATAACCTGTGGATAATTTGATATTATCTATATTAGCGGTTATAATTACACTAATATTCTAATATACGCCTTATGAGGTGTTGATATGAAAATTGAACTCTTGATTAAACTCGCAAGTCAAGGCAACGTTGCCGCTCTAAAAATTCTCGCTGAGAAGGGCTTGATTCCGCCTGTAAAAAATGCGGCGTAAACCCTAGCCACGCATCATCGATTGCATCGTCTTTAGTCGAGCATTCACTATGAAGATAAATATCTAAATCTATATCATGGATTAAGGGGAAGCCTTCTATTTCTTTGTTACACCATGAACAGTTATTCACACATCACCCCATATAACTAAACATTAAAGCCAGCACACCCGCAAAACAAACAATCACCGCCACCTCAGCAATTCGATTAAACTGTTTTTCGGTATAAGGTCTTGGCTGTCTGCGTCTTTCAATGCCGGTATACTTTTGATCCTTCATAAATACACGCCGATGGATTGGCTTGTCGTCCACTTTTATTAATTCAATATTCATAGTTACTCCTTACGTTTTTAATCTGTATGTTTTATCTAAGAAAGTACCTTTACCGATTAATGACTGTTTTACCCATGTTGTTTTATCTTTAAGCCGTCGAATATGGCCTCTACGCCAGTGCATTCTTTTTGTTGATCCAGTACCATTAGATTCATGATCTAGTATTTCTCTTGGCATAAGATCTAAGTATTTATATCCCTCAAGCGGGGTTTTCCCTTTTTTAGCGCGATTACGGTTAATCATTTTAGGCGACTTCGTTTCTATCTGTTTAATGTTTGGCGTGTTTACAGCTACCATAAACTCGAATATCGTCCACGCGAAACGCTGATTTTCATCGCCGCCTAACGCTTCAATCTTGCTTATAGTGCTTTTCCCGTTAGCCGTGACCTCGTAACCGTCTTCATCCATTTTAACATCGAAAGAACCCCAATTCCCCCACACTCCGTTTTGCTTAAAAAACAAACCGCAAACGATATCGGGATATTTATCATTTTTAAGCTCTTTTTTTTCTTTATTAAATTGCCACCATTTTCTATTGTTATATTCTGTTATCTTTTCGTTCAACTCATTTACCTTAACCTTATAATCATTAATAGTCATAACAAGCCACCCGTCATCCACGGGAATCTCAATTAAGAATTTCTCGTATGGAGCCCTCATGAATTCATAGAAACGCTTATAATCCTTCACTATAGGCAGAGCATCCTGATGCGGTAGCCTAAATGTTTGCGACTCTTTAATACTTAATAAAAACTTATCAATGTCATTGGAAGAGATAGACGCTTTATCGACTGCCAACGTTTTTATATAATCAATTAATTCGTACTTATGGCTATAGGGTTGATTCATCACACCCTCACACTTAATTTATATTCAACTTTTATTAATTCAATATTCAATTTATAACCTCCGCTTGATTATCTTTAGGTTTACCAGTTATATCCTTTAGATTCATTCTAACCATCTTCCTCATAGCTTTAAAAGAGTAAGGGTGGTATCTAACTCCCTCTCCCTCTCTAGCTAGAATCGTAGCTTCATGGCAAGTTATTTGAAAGTAATACTCGGCTAGCTCATTAGAATGCATAAATCTTAGCGTTGTCATCTGGGGCTTTATAATATCTCTTACTTTCATCAATCGTCTCCATGTATTATTTTAGCTCGGTCAAGCACCCTTTCTTCGATATCTTCTAGGTACTCACTCTTAAATATTTTCCCATCCAAAGGTACGACGGTTTTACTGGTTAATTTTAAATCAGTAATATCAAATATCTTTTTAGTTCCCCAGCTTAAGGCTGTTTCATATTCAATATCTATCATTTCAGATTCATCCGTAAACGGATTGTATGCATCTATTTCTTCTGTGTATTTAGGCATTATCTTTTCCCCTTATCTTGTTAATTACAGCCCTAGCAATGCGTCAGAGCTAACATCTAAAGCACCGCAAATAATAATAAGCTCATAGGCCGTTATACCTTGCTTTCCTGTCTCAATATTTGTAATAGTCGTACGACTAACGCCTACTAAATCAGATAGCTCCTCCTGAGTTAACCCTGCATCATGTCTGGCGGCTTTTAGTCTGGCGGCTATGCCTCTCTTTAATTTGCCTTTTTCTTCTTCAAGCTGCTTCGTTAATTGAACTATTTTATTCATCTTATTACCCCTGTTTATTAACCCAATCTAAAGCGGCCTTCAGTTCGTCATACTCCTTTTGATATCCATCTAGTATACTTTTGCAGCTCTGCCCAGATTGACCATACTCCGCGCTCAAATCCATAGTTCTTGCATCAAACATACGTTTAGCTCTATACAAATTATCCTCTGCGCCTGCAAGCGAGCTTCTTATAATCTTTATCACCTTCTGTTTCACCATTATCCCCTTGTGTTACTCTTTAGTTTGATAGTGTTATTTGGCTTTAAAGTTGCGATATTCAGTGTCACCACATCCAGTACAAGCACTTGGAAACATGCTTTGATGCCCATCGTGCATACAATCAACGCAATCTTTATCACCAAGAGCGTCTAACGCTATTAGTGATACATTCTTCATAAAATCCAATGTTTCACTTGAAATGCTATGGTTATTCGCACGTAAAAACAAATAAGCATCTATAATCTCACCTCTATTCATCACACGCTCCTGATATATGCACCGTTGTCCAATTTCCCATTATCTAAAATTATCTTCATACTCTTTCAAGGCTTTATATAACGCTATATTAGCCTTATCTTCTGCTTCATCGCCGAGAAAGCTAAAATCACTTAAAAAAGCAAGTTCTGTTAGCATTAATATTTTCCTTAGCCATCACAAACCCCCGTTACTCTGCTTCTAAAATAAATTATTTGATTAACTATTTCTTACTCTGTCGTCGTATGAAAACTGAGATTCACCTCTTTGTGGCTCGATCTTTAATCTTTTAGCTTTGTCGGCTAGAGATTCCTTTTTTGTCTCAATCGGTAAATCCCATGATTCAAGATAGTGCTCATCTCTTCCAAAGAAAGTCGCTGCTTGCATAACGTATTCCGTTCTTATTTTGCCCGTAGCTTCACAGAATTCCAGGTACGCTATTGCGCCTACATGCATTAAGCTTTCATTAGCTCCTTGCTTAAGCCTTGCCTGATACTGCCTAAAGGCTTTAGCCTTAGAATTTCCTCCTGCTCGTTTAGGATAGAGAGGCCATAGCGCGTTAAATTCATCTGTGTAATTCATTAAAAGCCACCTTTAATGTCAGTAAGTAGTTCAATTATTTTTGATTCGTCTTGCATACCTAAGAGACTATGAAATATGGCTTAGTATGTCAAGGAATAAATCAAATTATTTTTAATGGTTAATTTTAGGCATAGTTCTACCAAGGGTGGATAGCTCTAGGGTTTAGATAACTATCACTATATTCATAATTACTTATTAGTAATAAACACTTAGAAGAAAGGTTGCGTCTTAGTCGTTACTCTAAGTGGGTGCTCGCCTCTACACCAAGTTTAGTAGCTTCACCTTTCGGTACTGGGTGGCGAATCCCAGCTCATACACTACTAAAAGACTGACTAAAGTAGCCCACCATACTTGCATGGCTCCAAAATCGCATCATAATTAATTAAATAATTATCGGCATTTATTTACCTTGCCACGCCTACACAACCTCTCATCTAAATACTATTATTCGTAATCACTAATATCCGCAGAACGGTATTAACTTATCTAGCTTTGGCCTGTAGTCTGCTTGGTTAATTTTGCCTGCAAAGAATAAAGCATTTCCCACCGCTTAACAGTCACCTGTTTTTGGTGGGCTTTTTGAATTTCAGCGTTTACATGCTTTAATAAAAGCAATCTTTCGTTATTTTCAAGCTCTATTTTCATATTAACCTCACATTCCACCCATTTAACCATTACCTTTTGATACTCAGTAATACCCTGGCATCGTCAACCACAACTTAAGGGTGTATCGTTATGACTGTTTATTCTATTTCACACACGTATTAACGCAACCGTCAGCTATTCGTAGCGATCTAGTTTTATGAGGTCGTAAAAAGTATTGACAGGATAGAAGTTATATATGTTATACTACTTCCATCTAGTTTCCGACCTCGCAATCATCACTAGATAAATTAATCTTATCCCCTTTTGTCTTTAATGACAAGTAAGATTAAAACCCCTCTTCTGCTATGCAGTTTAGGAAGAACCCCATTGTTAATCCTTTGGGGTTTTTTTATTTACGTGTTATAATAATTGCATGTTTAACTTAACTTATCTACAGCAACTCCCTCAACCGATTAACTTTGGTGGTTTTGCTGTGTAAGTTTTATTAATAAATATTTATACAAAACCATCATTACGAAAGTTCTGGTGGTTTTTTTATGCATGAATTTCAGGGTATAAGTCAGTCTGGTAGACATCTCGGTTTGGAACTGAGCAGCCGTAGGTTCAAATCCTACTACCCTGACCAAATTTAGCAAAAGCTAAACCAAGCGAATAGATTAAGCTCGCTTAGTCTCAATGGTTGTGGGTGACGATGGGTGATATAGGAACCCTCACAATTTTAGCAGGAGTGGTGTAATTGGCAGCCACGCTAGATTTAGAATCTAGTGCCGTAAGGCGTGAGAGTTCGAGTCCCTCCTCCTGTACCATTAATAGCGATATGGCCGAGTGGTTAGGCAGCGCACTTTGAATGCGCTCACCAAGGTTCAATTCCTTGTGTCGCTTCCAACTAGTAATTAATTATGGTTTAGTGCTTGACGTACTAGGCCATGTGGTATAGTCTTGTATGTAAATGGAAACATGTATTTCATGTATTAGATGGTAGTAGTGGTGCGATTCGGTAGCCAGCCCATCAAGTTAGACGAGCTATGCCGAGGCGTGAGTCTAAGCTAGGAGAAATAAAACTCAGTCCTAGCCCATCTAACTAATTTAAATATAACACTTAATAGGGGTAATAAAATGAAAAAATCGGTACAAGTCGTGGAAGTAGAAAATGAAGGTTTGGTAAAATTAATGGATGAAGTTATTACTTTAATGTGTATGAATTATTTTTACACTGGAAAGTTAATCGGGGTAAATGAGACTTGCGTATTAATTCAGAACCCTAAGATTATATATGAAACTGGAAAATGGTCTGATGGTGAGTGGGCTGATGCTCAAGAATTGCCGTGTGAAGAGTTTTATATAAGCATTAATTCTATAGAGTCGTTTGGTGTATTAAAATGATACGCGGCAGAAAGAAAAAGTGGTCATGGTCATGGTCAGGGTCAGGGTCACGGTCATGGTCATGGTCAGGGTCATGGTCAGGGTCACGGTCAGGGTCACGGTCATGGTCAGGGTCAGGGTCATGGTCATGGTCAGGGTCATGGTCATGGTCAGGGTCACGGTCACGGTCATGGTCAGCTTAAGAAATAAGGCATACATAACGCTTATTGCACTGATTTAGTAAT